CGACCGGCCCCACGCTGGCGCGTACAACGATCCTGTCGTCTAGTGCAGCGGGTGCTGCTATTACCCTTGTAGGCACCAGCACGGTGTTCTCTTCCTACCCGGCAGAGAAGGTTATATCAGACGGCTATGGCCTCCTCCCCGTGGCCAACGGCGGCACAGGCGCGACGACGCTGACGGCCAACAACGTCCTGCTCGGTAACGGCACATCGGCGGTGCAAGTAGTTGCGCCCGGTACCAATGGTAACGTCCTAACCAGCAACGGTACAACGTGGGCGAGTACGGCTCCGGCTGCCAGTGGCGCAACAGTGGGGCAGGCCATCGCCTTCTCCATCATCTTCGGACTGTGAGGAAATAGGTCATGGCCAATCCAAATATTGTTGCTGTCACCGCCATTCGAGGCGACAACAGCAGCGTCTCGCTGACTACCACCGCAGCCACGTCTATCGTGAGTAACGCCGCGTCAAGCGGCAAGGTGTACAAGATCAACACGATCATCGTGGCGAATGTCGATGGCACCAACGCCGCCGACATCACGGTCAACAAGTACAGCGCGGCGGCACTGGGCGGCACGGCGTACCCAATTGCCTCGACCGTCTCGGTGCCCGCTGACGCCTCGCTGATCGTCGTCGACAAGACCACGTCGATTTACCTCAAGGAAAACGAGAGCATTGGCGCGACGGCTGGTACAGCCAGCGACCTTGTCGTAACTTGCTCGTGGGAAGACATCTCGTAAGGACTGCTCATGTCGCAACGGTATCAGGGCGGCATCCTCGGTGTAGGGTTCAACCCGCTTCAGGCTCCGAATGCACCGACGATTGGCACGGCTACGTCTGGCAATGCGTCCGCGTCTGTGGCTTTCACCGCGCCGGCCAATGTTGGCGGATCGGCCATCACCAGCTACGCCGTGCAGAGCACTCCGGGCGGCGTTGGCGCATCTGGCGCGTCGTCGCCGATTACCGTCTCCGGCCTGACCAACGGCACCGCCTACACGTTCCGCGTCACCGCGTTGAACAGCTACGGGCCTTCGCCCGCGAGCGGGGCGAGTAATAGCGTTACGCCTGCGTTACCGCAGTATATCGCTGTGGCGCACACCACGTCGCCCTTCGTTACCGCGTATCCGTGGTCTGGCTCTGGTTTTGGTACGAAGTTCGCCGATCCGGCCACACTACCTGCGGGATCAATTGGCTTTAGCGCAGCGTTCAGCCCCTCCGGCAACGCTATCGCAGTGGCGTATGGCCCTAATACGCCTCTCGTCACCGCTTACCCATGGAGTGGTTCTGGCTTCGGTACGAAGTTCTCCAATCCGGCAACGCTGCCGACTGGTACCAGCAGAGGCGTAGCATTCTCTCCGGCAGGCAACGCCATCGCTGTGTCGCATGACACCACACCATTCGTCTCTGCTTACCCGTGGAGCGGTTCCGGCTTCGGGACGAAGTTTGCCGACCCCGGTACGCTGCCGACTGGTCGAGGCGAAGAAGTAGCATTCTCTCCCACTGGCAATGCCATCGCCGTAGCGCACGCTGCCACCCCGTTCATCACCGCCTACGCTTGGAGCGGCAGCGGCTTCGGGACGAAGTTTGCCGACCCCGATACGCTGCCGACCGGCATTGGCAGAGGCGTAGCCTTTAGCCCAACGGGCAATGCCATTGCCGTAGCGCACGCTACGGCTCCCCGCGTCACCGCCTATCCGTGGAGCGGTTCTGGCTTTGGTACGAAATACGCCAACCCTGCTACACTGCCCGGAAGCTCCGAAAACGGGAATAGTGTGGCCTTTTCACCTTCTGGCAACGCTATCGCCGTGGCGCACGACGCCACTCCCTTTGTCACTGCGTATCCATGGTCTGGCAGTGGCTTTGGTACGAAGTTTGCTAATCCGGCTACTCTACCGTCCAATGGGAGCTTGGGTGTAGCCTTTAACGCTACAGGCGACGCCATCGCTGTAACGAATGGCTTCACTCCCTACATCTCTGCCTATCCATGGAGCGTCAGCGGCTTTGGAACGAAGTTTGCCGATCCGGCCACGTTGCCAACCGGTCAAGGCAACGGCGTCGCCTTCGGTGCCGGCTAAGGAACCCCTATGACCACGCGCTCCTTCCACACGGGGAACCTCTGATGCCTTCGTATTCCGGCGTCTGGTCGCTTTCCCAGCAGCTTCAGGCGGTGGCGGCTGGAAATTGGCCGGTGCCGCCGCAGCAGTTTATCGCCGTGGCGCATTCCACCACACCATTCGTCACCGCTTACCCGTGGAGCGACAGCGGTTTCGGCGTGAAATTTGCCAATCCAGCTACGCTGCCTACCGGAGAGTGCACCGGCGTAACTTTCACCACCTCTGGGAACGCCATCGCCTTGGCGCATCAAACTACGCCGTTTATCACTGCCTACCCTTGGTCCGGCGCTGGTTTCGGCACGAAGTTTGCGAACCCGGCAACGCTGCCCGCAGGAAACGGCGAAGGCGTAGCCTTTACCCCTTCAGGCAACGCTATCGCTGTGGCGCACTTCACATCGCCCTTTGTCTCCGCTTACCCGTGGAACGGCAGCGGGTTTGGTACGAAGTTCGCCAATCCGGCATTGTTGCCGGCAGCAATTGCTCGTGATGTAACGTTCAACCCGGCAGGCGACGTTATTGCCTCCATATCTGGCCAGCTTGTCAACGCTTACCCGTGGAGTGGCGGCGGCTTTGGTACTCGATTTGCCTACCCGGCCACTTTCCCAACAGGAAACGGGTTAGGCCTTGCTTTCTCGCCTAGTGGCAACGCCATCGCCGTAGCGCATTTCTCAAGCCCATTCGTTACTGCCTACCCGTGGTCTGGGGCGGGCTTTGGAACACAGTTTTCTAATCCGGCTACATTGCCGCCGGGCGACAGCTACGGCATAGCTTTCTCCCCAGATGGCAACGCCATCGCTCTAACGTACAATACGTCGCCATACGTCACCGCCTATCAGTGGAGTGGTAGTGGTTTTGGTACAAAGTTTACCGATCCTGCTACGTTACCGGCGGGCTTTTCTCAAGGCGTAGCCTTTAACTCCACTAGTAATGCAATTGCCGTGGCGCACGCTACGTCCCCCTTCGTTACCGCCTACCCGTGGAGTGGCAGCGGCTTCGGTACAAAGTTCACCAACCCAGCTACGTTACCGGCGGGGCAAGGTATCGACGTGGCCTTTGGGCTGATTTAACCAAGGAGCACAACACATGATCGACCTCAACGAAGAACGCACCAAGATCCTCACTGACGCCTACGAGCACCGTCAGCGCGAGGTCATGCACCACCAGATCAACATCGACAATTACCAGTTGGCGCTGCAAGAGATTGCCGAGAACCACGCCGACTGCGAAGTGATGGCCGAGTTTGCTATCCGCCTACGCGAACTGCTGGGTAGCTCGCTCGTTGAGCAGGCAAAAGAAACCATCATGCGCGACGTGATGGCCAAGCAACTGGAGGCTAACTGATGTTCTACTACCTAAATCCCCCCGGCGGTTCGGCGGTGTATCCCTACACCCTGACCGATCTGCGTCTTGCCAACCCCGGCGTGAAGTTCCCTGTGGACATCACCGACGCCATTGCGGCAGAGTATCACTGCTTTCCGGTGCAGCCGACCACTCCGGACAATGCCCCGACTGGCAAGAAGAACGTGCGCGCCGCGCCTGAACTGGTGGACGGTATGTGGTTCGAACGCTGGGCGCTGGCGGACATCACCGCCGACGAAACCGCCGCACAGTGGTCTGCCGTGCGTGCCGAGCGCAACGCCAAGCTGGCCGCGTGTGACTGGACGCAGCTTGCCGACGCTCCCGTGGACAACCTCCAGTGGGCCGTCTACCGCCAAGCACTGCGCGACTTGCCGAATAGCCAGAGTGACCCGTTTAACGTCGTCTGGCCGACTGCGGGCTAATGAGCAATCGTTGGCCCGGCGGCCTGATCCGCAAGACACCTGTGACGCCCGCTGGCCCGTTCCAGAACGGTGCGGCTCCGGGCGTGTGGACGCTTGCCGAGGCGGCGTATTGGGCGAAGCAGGGGCTGTGGCCGATTGCGGGGAACAAGCAACAGTTTATCGCCGTGGCGCACCAAACTTCGCCCTTCATCACCGCCTACCCGTGGAGCGGCAGTGGCTTTGGTACGAAGTTTGCCGACCCCGCTACGCTGCCAGCTGGTAATGGCCAAGGCGTAGCGTTTACCTCCGCAGGGGACGCTATCGCCGTAGCGCACCAAACTTCGCCATTCGTCTCCGCCTATCCGTGGTCTGGCTCGGGTTTTGGCACTAAATACGCTGATCCAGCTACGCTGCCAGCTGGCACCGGGAGTGGTGTAGCCTTCAGCCCAACGGGCGACGCCATCGCTGTGGCGTCATCTAGCAGCCCTCGTATCTCCGCATATCCGTGGTCTGGCTCGGGTTTCGGTACGAAGTTTGCTAATCCGGCTACGCTTCCTACTGACCAAGGCCGAGGCGTAGCCTTCAGTCCATCTGGCAATGCTATCGCTGTAGCGCACCTTACGACGCCATTCGTCTCTGCCTATCCGTGGTCTGGCTCTGGCTTTGGCACTAAGTTTGCTAATCCGGCTACGCTGCCTACGGGAGATGGCAACGGCGTAACCTTCAGCCCATCTGGCAACGCTATCGCGGTAGGTCACGCTACCTCACCCTTCATCTCGGCCTACCCTTGGAGCGGCAGCGGTTTCGGTACGAAGTTTGCTAATCCGGCTACCGCACTGCCCGGCGCTGGTAACGGCGTAGCATTCAGTCCAGCGGGCAACGCCATCGCTGTAGCGCACCTTAACTCGCCCTATGTATCCGTTTACCCGTGGTCTGGCTCGGGTTTCGGCACTAAGTTCGCTAATCCGGCTACGCTGCCGGGAGTAACCGGGAGTGGTGTAGCCTTCAGCCCAACGGGCGATGCCATCGCCGTATCGGACTACTTCGGTTCCATCATCTCGGCCTACCCTTGGTCTGGCTCTGGTTTTGGTACGAAGTTTGCTGCCCCGGCTACGCTGCCTACTGGTGTTGGCCGAGGTGTGGCCTTCGGCGCAGCATAAGGAAACCCCATGATTGAGCAGCTCATCAGCCGGGTCTGGCCCGAACCACCCACTACGTGATATAGTCCTGTGTCGCAGTTAGAAAGGAGGTAGCGCTATATGTTTGGTTTTACTTCCTTCGCTGTAGCACCGTTTGCGGCGCTGTCGGGCGTCACTCTGCAGCCGGCGCTGTTCACGAACACGAACACGTTCTACAGCCCGACGGTTGCACCCGGAGCGGTGACACTCGCCCCGGCACTGTTCACGAACACGAACACGTTCTACAGCCCGACGGTTGCGCCCGGAACGGTAACACTTACCCCCGCGCTGTTCACGAACACGAACACGTTCTACAGCCCGACAGTCACGGGCGGCGTAGTCACACTGCTGCCGGCGCTGTTCGTCAACACGAACACGTTCTACAGCCCGACAGTCGCGCCCGGAGCGGTGACACTGCTGCCGGCGCTGTTCACGAACACGAACACGTTCTACAGCGCCACGGTGACGCCCGGAGCGGTGACACTGTTGCCGGCGCTCCTCGTCAACACGAACACGTTCTACAGCGCCACGGTGACGCCCGGCGCGATCACACTGCTGCCGGCGCTGTTCACGAACACGAACACGTTCTACAGCCCGACAGTCGCCTCCGCGTACACGATCGCCCCCGCGCTGTTCGTCAACACGAACACGTTCTACACGGCGGCCCTAAGCTATGATCAAGTCATAGAACCGGCCCTGTTCGTCAACACGAACGCGTTCTACAACACGTTTGCCTACCTGTACCCGTTCCACCCGAACGACGTGCGCCCCGGAGGCAGCAGCGTCGTCCCGGGTCCGCGCGGGCCTATGCCGCCAGCGCCGAACGCGGCGCGCGGTGCCATGCCCCTATCTACATCTGTACGACAACCGATGCCCTTCCAGTAGAGTTTACACAGCGAGCGATCTTTGGTATGTTGCGACTGCCAGAAATGTTCGCCCGCCGTGGCAAGCTGCTGCCCTGATACAGCGAGCACAATGACATGGCCTATTCCAACACGGTATCGCAGACGGTGTTTACGACGCAGCGCGTTATCGATAACGCCGTGCGCCGCTGCCGTGTGCCTGCGGAACAGATCACGGCCGAGACGATCAGCATCGCCAACGACATGCTGTACCTGCTGCTGTCGGACCTCGCCAATCAGGGCGTGCCGCTGTGGTGCATCCAGAAGTGCATCTTCCCGCTGTACGAGGGCACGCCGACGATTACGACCTACACGGGCACGGTCGACCTGCTCAACACCAACCTGCGCTCACTGCAAGAGGTGACCGGCACCAACACCGACACCTCGACGAGCCGCACAGTGAACTTCGGCAGCGCCTCCGCCGCCACCGCAGTCAGCACGGTGGGCATCCTCTGGTCCGCCGCAGCCGTCCCCGTATCGCTGCAGCGCAGCATTGACAACGTGACGTGGACCATCATTCAGAACGAAGACCAGACCGCCGCCGCCGGCCAATGGACGTGGTTCGACCTGAACAGCAGCGTCGCCACCCAATACTTCCGCGTCGTGGCCATCACCGGCACGCTCGGTTTCAGCCAGATCTACCTCGGCAACACGCCGACCGAGATCCCCATGGCGCGCATGAACCGCGACGATTACACCAACCTGCCGAACAAGACGTTCCAGTCGAACCGGCCCCTGCAGTTCTGGCTCGACCGTCAGGCGCAGTCGCCGGTGCTGAACCTGTGGCCCGTGCCGAACGCGCAGGCCACCGTCTATCAGGTCGTCACGTGGATCCAGCGGCACATCATGGACGTCGGCACCATGGCGCAGGAAGTGGAAGTGCCGCAGCGCTGGTACGAGGCTATCGTGTCCATGCTGGCCGCCAAGATGGCGATGGAGATGATCGAGGTCGACCCGCAGATCCTCCCGATGCTCGACAGCAAGGCCGCGCAGGCGCTGGCGATCGCGCAGGCCGAGGAACGCGACAACTCGCCGATGATGATCGCTCC